GATGCCGGGCTGACCATCATCCGCGAGAACCACAAGCGCGCCAAGGGCGAGCGCGCCGACGAGGCGGTGAGGCAGGCGGCGGCTCACCAGAAGGGGCCTGGCCGCCGCAAGGGCAGCAAGAACAAGAAAGGGGGCGATCAATGAGCGCGCTACCCGTGTATGAATTCCCGCGCCTGGACGTAGATGCCCAGATCATCCACAACTACAAGCTGACCTGCGAGACGAGCCTCAGGATACTGGCCGTGGAGCCGGTGCGGTATGAGGTTGACCCATTTCGCTGCCCGCCGCGCGCCTATGTGGAGCAGGCGGGCAACGGGCAATTGCTGGCAATCCTTTACCCCAACAGGACAGACCCGAATTGCATCCGGCATATCCCCGCGGCCAAAGGGTTGATGCTCAATGTATTTGTCCTGAATGATGACCGGGTGGTCAATTGTTACTGGGTGCAGGGATGAGCGCCGGGAACGCCGTTCAAACCCTGCCGACCATGCGCCTGCATGGACTCGGTCAGGCGGTGGTGGTGGTGAGCCATGCCGGGGCACTGCGCCCAGCCACGCGCTGCGAGATTGTCCGCATGGACGCGCACCGGAAGGGAGCCTACCAGCTCGCCAGCGACGCCAAGCGGCTGGAGGTGCACCGATGGGAAGCCGTGATCGCCGAAATCGAGCGCATCCGCGGGCAGGGGTCGTACAACTCAGCCGTTGACCTGTTTCTGGCGCGCGCCAAAGCGGGAGATTTGCCACCGCGCGTACTGGATGCCGCCGAGGCGGTGGCCGTAGGCAAGAAAACAATTCCATCGCGCAGCACGATTTTTCAGAAGTTGGAGGCCTACCGGGATCACGGCGTGGATGGGCTGATCAAGAAACACAAGGGGAAGGTGCGAGCGGAGGGCGGCTGGGAGGGGTTTGCCCTAGAGCGTTTCAGCCAGAGCACGCAGCCCGACATTTCGGCCATACACCGCGAACTGATGGAGATTCACGGTTTTAAGGTGGGCTACGAGCAGGTGCGCGGCTACATCAACAGCCTGCCATCCAGTCTGGGGCGGATGAGCCCGGCCCGCATCGGCGCGCGGCTATACAAGCTGACGCAGAAGACTTTTTTCCGCCGCAGCATAGACAACGCCCTGCCGGGCGACATTTATGCCGCAGACGGCTACAAGGCTGACGTGTACCTGGCACACCCACTCACCGGAAATATATTCAGGCCGGAACTGACGGTCGCGCTCGATGTTGCCAGCCGCCATATCGTGCACGTGCGCGCGGATGAGCACGAAGGCACCTACGCCGTGCAGAACATGTGGGCGGAGGCACTCGCCAAATGGAACCATGTGCCGTTGCAGCTTTATGTAGACCACGGCTCCGGCCACGACAACCACCTGATGTGCGACGAGCTGACCGGCTTTTATACGCGCGCGGGCGTGCAGCATGTGATTTTTGCGCATCCGGGCAACCCGCACGGCAAGGGTTGGATAGAGCGGTTTTTCAGAACCTTCAAAGACGATTTTCTGCGCGTGCAATGGGCGCAGTTCTGCTGTGCCGACGAGCAGGCAGATGAAGTGCTCAACCGCGTGACGAGCGAGGTGAAAGCCGGGCGCTTGCAACTGCCCAGCTTGGCGCAGTTCATGGAGAGCCTGGCCGCCTGGCTGGAGCGGTATCACAGCCGCCCCGTGCCGGGGCGCGACGATGGCATCAGCAAGGCCGCGCTGTGGGCGCAGTTGCAGCCTGTCGCCCCCACCGGAAGCCTGGAGGTGATGAAGCACCGTTCTGCGCCGCGCAAGGTTCGCCGCGCCGCCGTAACGCAAGACGGGCGCGAGTATGGACATCCGAGCCTGCACCAATGGAACGGGCAGACCGTGGTGCTGGATTACGACCTGATAGATGACAAGGTGGCCGTAGTGCGCACGATCAAGGGCGAGTTCATCTGCGACGCCAACCTGATCTCCAAGAAGCGCCAGTTCAGCGACAGCCGCATGGATGACCTGCGGAAGAAACGTCTGGAAAACCAGATCAAAAGAAAACAAAAACACATCGAAGAAGACAAAGCCCGCGCCGGTCTGCTCATTGATGCCGAGGCGGTGGCAGTAGGCGGCATGGAAGCGCTGGAATCCGACACACCCCGCCTGCCGGACAGCGGCGGCGACACGTTCAGCCTCGATGATTTTAACGATTGATTCATACCATAACTCAGGAGAAAAGCATGACTGAAAAAAATTACCCGGCGCATTACACCAAAACCGACATCGCGCTGATCGAGCGCATCGGGGTATGGATGGCGGAGAAGAGTTACAAGCAGGCGGCACTGGGCAGGCTGTCGCGCGTCGCGTCCAGCACGCTCAGCCAGATCCTCAACGGCGTGTACGTCACCAGCCCGTCCAAGCAGCTGGAATCGGTGATCTCGGCGATGCGCCACGAGGATGAAAAGAACGAGGATACGGTGGTTGCGGTGGAGACCGGCGTGTTCAAGCTGGCGCAGACTTGCTGCAAGAGGGCGCGGCGCGGTCGCAACTTCGCGGTGCTGTCCGCTTATGTGGGAACGGGCAAGACCTTCGCGGTGAAGCACTACGCCGCCACGCATCCCAACACCCATCTGATCGAGGCCGACCCCACGATGACCCAGCAAATCCTGGTCAAGCTGCTGGCGCGCCGCGTGCTGGGCACGGAGGGCAAAGGCGGCATGGCCGACCGCTTCAACGCCGTGGTCGACGCGCTGCGCAACACCGACAGCCTGCTGATCGTGGACGAAGCCGAAACGCTCACGCCCCATCAGTTGCACCTGCTGCGCCGCCTGCGCGACAAAGCCAACATCGGCATCCTGCTGGTCGGTACCGAGCATCTGTCCGGAATTATAAAACCGGAGCGCGGCCAGTTCGACCAGATACGCAGCCGCGTCGGCTTCTGGCCGGAGACGGTGCGGGCCATCACCGCAGAAGATGCCGCCGCGCTGGTGCAGGCGGGATTCGGCGCGGAAGACGTGCCCGATGAAGTAGTGCAGCGGCTCTACCAATACTGCAAGGGCAGCGCGCGGATGCTGGTCGAAGGGCTGATCGCATCCATGCAGCAAATGCGCAAAGGCCGCGCACTGAGCCGCGACATGGTGGACTACGTGGCCAAGCAGGCGCTGTGCTTGCAGCAGATTGCTTGAGGGGGAGGCCATGAATATGCAAATTGCGCAAAAAAGCAAAGTACTGGCGATTCATGAATCGCCCCTACTGGCAGCCTGGCCTGTTTACTTCAAAGATGCAGACAGACAGGAGGCATCCGGGAAAGTGGTGCGATGCGTCGAATGGCTGCGTCATAACGGGTTTGAGGTGCGCGGCGTGCAGATCGGCGCGCGCAACCCTCGCGTCATCATCCGATCAAGCCCGCTGTGCGACCAGCTCGATGGCGCGGTGTTCCGGTTTGAACGCATCGGCCTGGTCAAATTGCATTACTGGGTGGCGATCCGCTTTGGCTGCGAGGTGCGGTGGTTGGAGACGGGAGAAGAGGCGTGAACGGGCATGGATGCGGCTTGGCAGGAAGCCTTCGAGGAGCGCGCCGCGATCATGGAGTATTGCGGCAAGCTGCCGCGTCCGGTAGCGGAAGCGCTGGCGCGCAAAGCCTTGGCTGCGGCCATTCGGGTGCCGCCGGAAAAGATGGGCGCGGGCTACGTTGCGTTCCGCGAATTTTGGCATCCCAAAAAATCGCATTGACAAATTTCGGCTTCCGGGATTATTCTGTACCCGCTGCCCCACATGGGCAGCCGGGTTTGGTAGCCCGGAAAGAAGGCGGACAAGCCGCCAGCAACGCGGCTTTTTTCACGTCCGTCAACAACGCAACCCTTTTGGGCGGCGGTGTGGGGCGCTTCGGCGCGCCGGTTCCTTCTTCCGGTCTACCAACCCGCATCGCCGCCCTCCTTCATTTGGTAGTGAGAGAGAGCGGCTTAACCAAGCCAAGAAGGAGTCTCTCCATGTCCAAAACTATCACCCCGTACCAAACCTACCGTTCAACCGACATCACCGCCGTCAAGCACATCAAGGCGTGGCGGGCGGAACACAACTACCCGCTTGCTGCGCTGGCTCGATTGGGGCGCATGACGGAAGGCACGTTGTCGCAACTCATCGATGGCAGCTATCCGAAAAAACCGTCCAAGCTGTTGCGCCGGGTGACAAACGGAATCGCAGTGGCCGATAAATCAATGAAGGCACCCACGCCCGTACCGGGCCAAACCATCACGGCATTCGATGCCGAATTTCCCTACCGCCTCACCGAAGAAGACGCCACCAAGCTGGAACAGCTACAGGGCTTGTTGACCGTCTTGACCCACCTGTCCGGCACCGCCGCGCTGCTCGACAAAAACCGTACCCCCGACTTCACCAACCAAGAGCTGCACCAAGCACTGTGGGGGATGAACGACATCCTTGATTCCGTCGTAACCAACTACCTCGAAAGGAGCAAAGCATGAACCCCATCCAAATTCATCACGTCACCATCCGGCAGGATTCAGAAGGCCGGTATTGCCTAAACGATCTGTATAAAGCATCCGGTGGCGAGAAGCGTAACCGCCCGTCGTATTGGCTTAAAAACAACCAAACCACGGTTTTGATTTCCGAGTTGATTTCTGAGCCGGAATTCCGGCTCAGAAACGATGAACCGAACACGCCTCAGAGCGAGCCGGAATTCCGGCTCGCTCCGGTGGTAACCGAAGCCGCCGGAAACCCCGGCACCTACGTCGTTAAGGAATTGGTCTACGCCTATGCCATGTGGATCAGCCCAGCATTCCACCTGCAAGTGATTCGCGCCTATGACGCACTGGTCATTGGCGAACTGAATCAACACACCAACTACTGGTTTCGTATTCGCCCGCACTGGTTGTCTATTCGCACACTGGTGCTGGAAGGCAAAACCTACGGCGAAGTCGCCAGCCTGATCGGGCGCAGCGTTGGCAGCATACGCCGCGCCGTGAAACGCATGGTGGAGGTTGGCTTGATTAACCCCGCCATTCTCGCCCAAGTGCAAAAAGGCATCGCCCGGCTACACAACCTCAAGCGCAGCCAGCTTTGGGGGCAACAACTGCATTTATTTGGCTGAAGTTAAACCCGGCTCCCCTCCGGGGGGGCCACAACCAGGAGAAAACCGTGAGCACTACCGAAACCAAAACCATACCCGAAGGCTACATGCAGGATGCGCGAGGCTCGCTGATGCCCAAAGACCGGGTGCGCGAAATCGACCTGTTGCGCGATGAGCTGGTGCGAGAGATCGTCGCCAAGGCCAAGGCACAATCTGCGCTGCTGGCGCAATTTAAGGGCGGCGTGTTCGGCGACATCGAGGCGTTCATCCAGCTCAGCGGCGAGAAGTACGGCGTGAAGATGGGCGGCGTCAAGGGCAATGTCAGCCTGCTGTCATACGATGGCCGCTACAAGGTGCAGCGCGCCGTCGCCGAGCATCTGGCCTTCGACGAACGCCTGCAAATCGCCAAGGAGCTGGTCAACGAATGCATCCACCTGTGGAGCGAAGGCTCGCGTTCCGAGATACGCGCGCTCATCAACGATGCGTTCCAGGTAGACAAGGAAGGCCGCGTCAACGCCGCGCGCATCCTCGGCCTGCGCCGCCTCGACATCACGGATGATAAGTGGGCCAAGGCCATGCAGGCCATTTCAGAATCTATCCAGGTGGCGGGCAGCAAGACTTACTTCCGCGTGTACGAGCGCGTCGGCGACACCGAGCAGTACAAACCGATCAGTCTTGATATTGCGGCGGTGTGAGCAAATGTTGACAGTTTCAATCCTCCGGGCTTATGCTTCTCCCGCCTCTGCACATCAGAGGTCGGGTTTAGTAGCCCGTAGTCAAGGCGGACAAGCCGCCAGCAATGCGGCTTTTTTCACGTCCGTCAACACGCGCACCCAGTTTGGGCGGCGGTGTGGGGCGCTTCGGCGCGCCGGTTCCTTGACCCGGTCTACTAACCTGCATCGCCGCCCTCCCACGTTTAGTAGCGAGAGAGGGCGGTTTAACCAACCGTCAAGGAGTCTCGCCATGTCCAAAACCATCCCGGCATTCGATGCCGAATTTCCGTACCGCCTCACCGACGACGAATACAACCGCATCCACCAGGTCAACAGCGCCTTGGGCGTTCTGACCTCTCTCGCCGGACAGATCAGCGTCCATGATCGCTATGCCACGCCCGAAATCAGCGTCACCGACCTGCACGAGATGCTGTGGGGGCTGCACGAATCGCTGGACACCGTTGCGGCGGGGCTGGAACTGCGGAGCAAGGCCGCGCTGCAAGCACGTCTCGCCGTCAATTCATCCAACCAACAAAGGAAAACAGCATGAAAAATACCGACATCACCAACTTCATTCACCTCGACGGCGAACGTATTTTTGTTACGTCGCTGGAGATTTCAAACCACTTTGAAAAACGTCACGATGACGTTTTAAAGGCTATTCGAAATCTGGAATGTTCCGATGAATTCCGTCTCCGCAATTTTGCGGAGACGGTTCATAACCGCCAGAACCCCAGCGGCGGGAAGCAAATTGGCTCGCCCATGTACCAGATCACCCGAAACGGCTTTTCCTTTTTGGTTGGCGGATTTACTGGAAAACAAGCGGCATTGTGGAAAGAGCGTTACATCAATGAGTTCGAGCGCATGGAGAAATACCTGCGCGAGCAAACCATCGCGCTGCCCGCCGTGCTCACGCTGGACGATCTGAACGCGCTGCTGGATCGCCCGATCCAGATCAGCGTGCGCGAGTACCTGGGGCTGACGCGCGGCAAGGTTGCGCCGTCAGCCGGGCATGGGCATGGCGAGCATTATTCCGATGCGTTGCGCGCCGAGGTGCTGGAACTGGGCGAGAAGGGCTGGTTGCCTTCGGAGATCGCCGAGCGCACCGGGGTGCCGAAGGCCACGGTGAGCACGATGCTGTTCCGCGCGCGCAAGGCGGGCAAGATCGCGCCGGGGCGAGGGGTGGCAGGAAAAGGCACCGACATCTTGCAATAGCCGTTATGCCCCCTCTCCCGCCTGCGGGCGAGGGGGAAAACGCGAAAGGAATCTACTATGTCTGACCTCATCAAACACTACCGCCAGCTGGTTGGCATCGCCAAGGGCTGGGCGATGAAGAGCCTGCCGGGCTGGAGCGATGACAGCCACCGCGATCTGCTGGCGCGCTACGGCGCTACCCCTCTCCCTAACCCTCTCCCGCAAGCGGGCGAGGGGACGAACGTGAAAGGCAATCTTCAATCCCTGCGCATTTCGGCCAGCAGCATGAACGTGCCGCAGCTCGATGCCGTGCTGGGCGATTACGAGCGGCGCGGCTGGAGCCGCAACAAGCGGGTGTTCTCTGACCACAGCCCTTCGACAAGCTCAGGGCGAACGGAGAAACGTTCGGTGCCGCCGCGCATCGCCTACATGGTGCGCCTTTGGGGCAAGCTCGGCACGGCGGGCAAGGTCGAACACGCCACCCGCAAGGCGCTGCTGGCATTCTGCGCGCGTCAGGTGGCGCGCGACGTGCCCGATTTGGATAGCCTGACCGTGGCCGAATGCCAAAGTATCACCGAAGCGATGAAGGGCTGGCTGGCGCGGGAAACACCCCGCCCCCATCCCAACCTTCCCCCTGAAGAGGAAGGGGCGAACGAGAAAGGCACGGGTTAATCCTTGAACTGGCCCGCCGTCGATCCCGAACTGTTGCGCACCCTGCCGCCCGTGCTGGGCGCGGTGGTGCGCGCGCTCGGCTTTGGCCGGGCGAAAGCGTTCCTGGTCAAGCACGGCGGCGTGAATGTCAACGTGCCGAAGCACCGCAGCTCCGGGCTGGGACTGACGCACGAAGAACTTCAGCGCCTGCGGGAAACCCTCGCGCCGCACATGGATGCAGCCGGTCGCGTGTGGATGCCCAAGCCGGACAAGCTGTTCATCCGCGTGCGCGATGCGCAGATCAGGCAGGAACGAGATCGCACCAGCATCAATGCGCTGGCGCACAAGAACCACTTGTCCAGCCGCCACATCCTGAACATCTGCCGCGAGGGTGATGACCGGCAGTTCGACCTGTTTCAATCATGATATTGACTTCGCCAAAGCTCCGGGCTTATAGTGCCACCAGCTACCCCTTGGGGCAGCCGGGTTTAGCGGCCCGCGGTACGAGGCGGACGAACCGCCAGCAAGGCGGTTTTTTATCGTTCGTCATCTCAGCACGTCCAAGTTTTGGCGGGCTGTGTGGGGCATCTTCGGATGCGCCGGTTCCTTGTACCCGGTCCGCTAACCCGCACAGTTCCGCCTCCCCATTTAGCGGTGGTGAGTCGGAATTTCCTAAACGTACAAGGAGATTCACCATGAACCAAACCATCCCGGCATTCGATGCCGAATTTCCCTACCGCCTCACCGAAGAAGACGCCACCAGGCTGGAACAGCTACAAGGCCTACTGAACGTCTTGACCCACCTGTCCGGCACCGCCGCGTTGCTCGACAAAAACCGTTCCCCCGACTTTACCACCCAGGAGCTGCACCAGGCCCTGTGGGGGATGAACGACATCCTGAATACCGTTATAACCCACTACATCGAAAGGAGCAGAGCATGAGCAATGAAAACGATATGCTATTTGGCGCGGCAACTCTTCAAGTCGAGCCTATGATCGGCTTGTCGGTCGATAACATTTTCGGGGGCGACCACAACAACCCGGAGATATTTTCTTTCTTCAGCGACTTTTCAAATCTGCTGATGCAGGATTGTGGCAAGTATCCACAATGGGCAATCAATTATGGCGCGACACGCGAGTTGCCGTTGCGCCTTCTTCTCGGTATGCCGTTGAGCCAGCTAACCGTAGCGCAGAAGCGTATTGCCGAAGCCTGTTTATATCTGCTTTACAGGCGTACTGGCGATGGTTTGTGGACAGACAAGCCGCTATGGAACCCGACCAACCATAGCCGTATTGATGCGCCGCTTGATAAATGCAAGCTGGACATTCCGTTCATGTTGTCGCTTGGTGTCAGCACTACGGTGTGGGAATCGAATGTGCTGATGTATGCAGGCGGCCTATCTGATCTTGGCCGCAAATCCGACATGGGGTTAATGAGGCCGACCACGCTCACCAGAAACTTTGTTGCACTGGCCGTTTACGGTTTCCCCGACCCATTGCAGTTCTTCACGGCAAACAAAGCTGCAAAATAAACACCTAGCAACAGCCGCCACGCCCTCCAAAGGTGTGGCGGCATACCTTCACCCCACCCAGCACCTCCAGCCCCTAAAAACCCCCGCTAAACCTTCTTGCCGAAATCCTTCCCGCTGGAAATATTTCCAGCCTAATTTTTAATACCCCCCCTGCGCGAAAATGCTTCCCATTAACCGGAGCATTTATGCCGCAAGCAAAACGACCCAACAACTTCGCCGCCCTCACGTTTGAACTCGTGCCGGGCGCGGATGGCGTTACCACCGAAGCGCACTTGCTGCCGCCCGGCCCGTTCCGTTCGACCGATGTTCGTCCGGTGGAATGCGCGGCGTGGCAACTGGATGCCGGGATCGCCGCCAGGGTGATCTCGCGCCTGGCTGCGCAGAAGAACGACACGCTGATCGATTACGAGCACCAAAGCCTGCGTTCCAAAGACAACGGGCAGAAGGTGGTGGCGGCGGGCTGGATACCCAACAAGCTGGAATGGCGTGAAGGCAAGGGCCTCTATGCCACCGACATCGGCTGGACGGGCGAAGCCAAGCGCATGATCGCCGCCAAAGAAATCCGCTATGTCAGCACCGTGTTCTATTACGCCGCCGCGACCGGCGAGGTGCTGGAGATCATATCCGTCGCATTGACCAACACGCCCGCCATCGACGGCCTGGATGAAATAGCCCAGGCAGCCATGACACGCGGCGCGTTATCCGTTTTATCAACCACAGAAGGAGCCGACATGGCCTTGACTGAACAGCAAATAGCAGCGCTCACAGCGGATCGTGACGCGGCAAATCAAAAATTGGCGGCTCTGACTACCGAGAATGCCACCGTTAAAACCCAATTGGCGGCACTCACCACCGAGCGCGACTCGCTGAAAACCAAAGTGGACGCAATCGAGAGCGAAAAGGCCGCTGCTGCCTTGGTTACCGAAAAGGCCAAGCACGGCGAATTGCTGCAAGCCGCGCTCACCGATGGCCGTTTGGTTCCGGCACAAAAGGTGTGGGCGGAGAAGCAAAGCTTCGCCGCGCTGACCGAGTACCTGGACGCGACCAAGCCGCTGGCGATGCTGAACAAGCAGACCGATGGCAAGGAGGCGGCGGGCAACCACGGCCTGAGCGACGTGGAGCTGGCGGCCTGCACCAAGATGGGCGTCACGCCGGAAGAATTCGCCAAGAGCACGGCGAAAAAGTAGGTCGGGCTACGCCCGACATGGCGGGTGTAACCCGCCCTACGAAAATCATTTTTTAATGGAAAAAAGGAGCTGTGATGTTGAAAAGTAAAGTTTTGAAATGGCTGCTGGTCGCGTCCTTGCTGGCTGTTGTGATGGTGTTTGCTTTGGCGGGTCATGCCGGCCAGGTCGGGCATTCCTTGTTGGCCCCCGACATGGGTGGCCTTGCCATTATCGGTTTGGGGACACAAGTGTTGACCCAGGCGCAGATCACCGCGCTGAACACGACGATGATCGCCCGCTTCAATCGCGGGCTGGCGGTGGCCGCAGAGGACTGGAAGACGATTGCGATGCTGATTTCCAGCAACGGCGCATCCAACACCTACGAGTGGCTGTCCCAGTTCCCGGCCTTCCGTGAGTGGGTGGGAGCGCGCAACCACAAGGTGGCAAGCTTGACGGCTTTCACCGTCAGCAACCGCAAGTTTGAAAACACGCTCGACATCCCGCGCGAGAAGATCGAAGACGATAACTACGGCATGTATGGCGACATTTCCGAAAGCTTCGGTCGCTCGGTGATCGATCTGAAAAATGATCTGGTATTCGGCAACATCGCCGCAGGTTTCGCCAACGTCTGCTACGACGGACAGCCTTTCTTCGACACCGATCACCCCGTATATCCGAACGAAGACGGCAGCGGCGTCGCCGCGACGGTCAGCAACATGCAGGCCGGTGCAAGTGAGCCGTGGGTGTTGCTCTGCACCGGACGCGCGCCCAAACCGTTCTATCTGCAAGAGCGCCTCGCCGCCGAGTTCGTGCCGAAGACCAACGCGGCCAACAGCGACGGCGTATTTGAAAACGATATGTTCAGCTACGGCGGGCGCTGGAGAGGCGAGGCGGTTTACGGCTTCTGGCAGCTGGCTTTCGGTTCCCAGGCCGATCTGACCGTCGCCAACTTCGAGGCCGGGTTCCTGGCGATGGAAACGGTCAAGGGCGACGGCAACCGCAAACTGGGCATCACGCCCGACTTGCTGGTGTGCGGCCCGGCCAACCGCTCCAAGGCCGAAGCATTGCTGAAAGCTCAAAAGAACGCGGCGGGTGCCGACAACATCAACTACAACAAGGTGAAGCTGGTCGTTACGCCTTGGATGGCTGCGTAAAGGGTTTTGCGCCTTTCTCGTTCGCCCCTTCCCTTTCAGGGGGAAGGTTGGGATGGGGGTGGGGTGCTTCGAGTAACCGTAGGGTGGGTTCTACCCACCATATCGGGTCGCTTCGTCAGGCTCAGGACAAGCTCAACCCGACCTACATTTGATTAGGAGAACAACATGGCTTCAAAAACTTTGTATGTGCGCGTCGCCCCGAAAACGGGATCGCAAAAATTTCACCGCTGCGGCATCGCATTCACCCGCGCCTGGCAAAAGGTCGAGGTGGACGAAGCCACGGCCAAGCGCCTGAAGGAAGAACAGATGCTGGAAGTGTCTGATAAAGAGCCTGCCGACTATGTCGCGCCTGGCACACCTGCTACGGCAACGGCATCCGCCCACGCTGCGCCGGTCGCACCGACCGACCCAGCCGAGCGCGCTGCCGCCATCAAGTCCGCCATCGCCAAGCTGGACACAACCGATGCCTCGCTGTGGACAGGAACCGGCATGCCCAAGGTACCGGCTATTGCGGCGGTGACCGGCTGGGAAGTCACCCAGGCCGAGCGCGATGCGGTGTGGTCTGAGATCAACAAGGCTGCGTAATTTAAATGACATTCGCCACCCGCGCCGACTTGCTGGCGCGCAGCAATGCGCGCCGCCTGCTACAGCTGGCCGTGCCCACCGATGCGGTGGTGCCGCCCGACGAAGCGTTGCGGGTGGCGATTGATGGCGATGACGTAACCGTCTACAGCAATGACGAACAGACAGCGCTGACGCTGGCGCTTGATGCGATCGACAAGGCGCTGGCCGATGCGAATGAGTTGATCGTGAGCTACGGAATACCTGATGCGGCGCAAAGCACGTTGATTGCGCGATTGTGTTCGACCATCGCGCTGTATTACCTGCAAGGCGCGGAGCGCATGACGGACGATGTGAGCAAGGCATACGAGGGCGCGATAGGCACGCTGAAAGCCCATGCGCGCGGCGATCTCAACCTGTTGCCGCTGGATCCCGCCCTTCCGCTGTTGCCCGAGGACCAGGTGCTGATGACCAGCAACACGCGGCGATATGGCACTGGCGCAAGCGCTGTGCCCGGTGACTAGTGATGCTCGCGCATTTCCCTCCGGATGAAACAACCCGTAGGGGCGACCCTCGCGGTCGCCCTTGCAGTGGGCAACCGCGAGGGTTGCCCCTACGGTTATCCCGCCGGCGGGCAATGAGGCAATCGTGAAAGGCATCGAGTAGATGATCTCGCTCAAGCCGCTGATCCTGCACCTCACGCCCAAGCCCGCCGGGTTTGATGGGTACTGGTTTCGCAAGGTGGCCGGTGCGGCGGAATGCGCCAGCATCCGCCCGGAAGCGTTGCCGTTGCCCGCTGCCTGGGTGGTGCGCAGCGAGGACAAGTCGCGCCATGCCGGGGATCGCGCGGAGAACGTGACGCTGGCGTTCGACGTGGTGATCGCCATCGAGAACGCACGGGAGCATGAAGCGGGTGAAACCGACGATCTGCTGCTGAAGTACCGGCAGGCGGTCAAAGATTTATTGCTCGGCTGGGAAATCGAGCCGGACGTGCGCCCGATGAATTTTGAGGGCGGGCGGGTGATCGAGTACACCGACAGGGATTTGTGCTGGGCCGACCGCTACAGCTTCGATGCGTTAATTACCAATTATTTACCAGACCCAACCGCTACCAATTTTGACAGTTTAACCAACACAGGAGGTACCGTTTTATGATCTCGATCCCACAAATTCCGGCAGCGTTGCGCTATCCCGGAGCCTACATCGTCGTTGACGGCTCTCAGGCCGGTCTCGGCGGCGATATTCCCGCCGTGCTGCTGGTCGGCCAAAAGCTGGACAGCGGCACAGCGCCCGCCGGTGAAATCGTCCGCGTGTCCGGCGTGAAAGATGCCGAAGACAAGGCCGGTGCTGGCTCGATGCTGGCGCAGATGGCAAAGCGCTACCGTAACATCGATCCGGCGCTCGACCTTTTCATGTTGCCCTATGCGGATAATCCTGACGGCGAGGCTGCGCAAGGCGTCATCAGCATCTCCACTACCGGCGAAAGCGCTTTGTCGGACGGAACAATCGCGTTGTATATCGCGGGTCAACTGGTTAGCGTGCCCGTCATCAAAGGTCAATCGGCTGTCGAGATCAGCGCGGCAGTTGCTGCTGCTATCGCTGCCCAGCCAACCCTGCCGGTATCTTCGAATGCATCTGTCGAAATCACCATTTTACATGCGAAACATGCGGGCACTTGCGGCAACGACATCGACCTGCGCCTGAGCCTCTACGGCGAGCCGCTGCCTGATGGGGTAGATGTGAGGATAACGGCGATGAACAGCGGGTTAGCTGCGCCGGAGCCCGGCGACCTGTCGGCCATCCTCGGCCCGCGCTGGTATCGCTACATCGCGCTGGGCATCAATGATGCCGCCACGCTGGCCGCCTGGCATGCAGAAAGCCAGAAGCGCTACTTGCCGCCGATCCAGGCGGGCTTCCGCGCCTTCACCGCGCATCGTGGCGACTATGAATCGGCTGCGGAATTCGGCGAGACCAAGAACTACGAGCACATCAGCGCCCTCAGCCTGGAGCTGAACCCGACCAGCACCTGGGAAGCCGCCGCAATCGTGTGTGCCGCCGCCGCGCCGCGCCTGGTCAACAGCCCGGTGGAATCGCTTGAAGGCACACCGCTGCCCGGTATGATCGGCGCCAGCTACCACGACTGGACCAATGCCAACAGCCTGCTGTTCAAGGGTATGAGCGTGATGCAGATCGGTCGTGATGGTTCGTGCAGCATCAAGCGGCTGGTGTCGATGTACCAGTTCCGCCCGGACGGCTCTGCCGACGATGCGTTCCTGGACATCAACACCGCCGAGGTGATGGAGCGCATCCGCTACGAACAGCGCATCGGCGCGATCATCCGCTTCACCGGCACGGCGGCGGCCAAGAGCAACGAAGGCTACCGCCCCGGCCTGCGCATCACCACCGTGGACGATGTGCGCGGCTACCTGCTGAGCCTGTACCAGCACAAGCTGATGCAGGAATACGGCTGGGTGCAGGAATACGGTTACTACAAGGAACATCTGGTGGTGGAGCAAGACCCGCTCAACCCGAGCCGCTTCAACTTCGCCGACCAGCCGGTATTGCTGTCGCCGTACTACATCCTCGCGGGTGTCGGGCAGTTCCGCAAGGCGGTTTAATGGCGTAGGGGCGTATGGCAATACGCCCTTATTGGAATACCCAAATTTAAAGGAGATCAAACATGGCACAAATCAATAATATCCGCACCGTGTCGGTGCCGTCCATCGGCAAGCTGCCGCTGGCGGAAAAGCCCGGCACATTCACCCCGAGCGGCATCAAGCGCGATCACAAGGGCGGACGCCTGGCGGAGGATGGCGGCTATACCGAAACGGGTACGCCAGCCAAGCTGGAGCTTTCCATCAACCTGCTGGGCGGGTTGGATGTATCGGCATTGAACTCCATCAAGGATGAAGACGTGACCGTGCGCCTGGCCGACGGTCATGTGCATCTGCTGAGCCGCGCCTTCGCCACCGAACCTGTTGGCGTGGCCGATGGCGAAAGCAAGCTGACCATCATGGCCAACACCTCCGAACAAATATCATGAAAACCTTAAAGCTCAAGCACCCCATCCCTGTCGGCAAAACGGCGATTGAAGAGTTGAAGTTTCGCGACTACGCCACCGCCGAAGACTTGCTGGCCTTTGACGAACGTGGCGCCAACCAGCAGACAATCACGCTGATCTCCAACCTGACCGGCACAGACGAAGCGCTCATCAAGAAGCTGCACGTGTCCGACTACCGCGCCGCCGACGTGATCGCCTCCGAACTCATCAAGCCCGAGGCGACCGAAAAAAACGTTCCCGAGTCCTGATCGCCTGCGCCCTTGTCGCCCGAGGGCTGCATCAGGACTTGCGTTACATCATGGCGCTGCCGCTGTCCGAGCTGTTTGTGTGGGCGAAGATCGCGGCGGCAATGGAAGGGCGCACGTTCGAGTAGGGTGGGCACGTCTTTTGTGCCCAAGCGGTCGTAGGGCGGGTTCCACCCGCCGTCTTTTCAATATGCGGCGGGTAGAACCCGCCCTACAAAGGATTTTTTCGTGTCTGAACCCGCCGTAAGAGCCGAGCTACATATCACCCTCAAGGATGGCGCGACCGCCGGGCTAAAGGCCGTCACGCAGTCCGCCGAAGCGGCGGCTAAAAAGACGGCGTCAACTGCGGTCGAGGGCGCTGCCAAGGCGGGTGCGGCGACCGAGCAGTTTGTATCCAAATCACGCACCGCTTACGAGAAGCTTGCCAGAGATCGCGAGACGCTCGGGGTGCGTTCCGAGCGCACGATCCAACACGAAATAAAAACTACAGAAGCGGCCTATCAACGCCTGGCACGAAGCGGTGTCGCCAGCGCCAAAGAACTGGCGCGCGCCCAGGACGCGAGCATCGCCAAGGTGCGCGAGCTGCGCACGGAGATGGGCGAGCTGACCAAAATGCAGAAGCTGCAATCGGCGGGGCAGAAATATATGCCCATCGCGGCGGGTGCGGCGGCGGGTGGCGCGGTGGGTTACGGCGTAGTCAAGAAATTCGTCGATAAATACACCGAGCAGGAACAGGCTTTCACCGAGCTGCGCATCAGCATGACGGACAAGGACAACAAGGTATCGGGTAACTACGGTAAAACCTTGGAGCTTGCCACCGAGTTGGGCAACAAGCTGCCCGGCTCCACCCGCGATTACGTGTTAGAGGCGCAGGCGCTCAAACAGAAAGGCATGACCGAGTCGGCAATCGTGAATGGCGGGCTGAAGGCTACAGGCTATTTGCGCGTAGGCATGGGGATGCATGGCGAGGGCGAGGCCGGCGAGCTGGTCGCCAAGGAAATGCACAGCTTCGGCCTCAAGGACACGGAACTGGAGGCGGCAGCGGATCACACTTACCGGATGCATAAAGCCTTTGGCACGAAGTCCGCAGAAATTCAGTATGCCAACCAGTATATGGGTGGCGACTTGAACATGCTGGGCTGGACCGGCATGGAGAACATGAAGAAAGTGCAAGCCATGCAGGGCATGCTGTCGATGAAGGGGCAGGATTCGTCGGTGTTCGGTACACACTTCGGCGACATGTTGAAGTTTGCCGCCCAGAATCAAACCAGGCTCAAAGGTAACGGCGCGATCACTCATGAGGTGAATGAGACGCTGGACAAGCATGGCATCAAGCTGGACTTCTTCGACAAGAAAGGCAAGTTTGTCAGCCCCGATCAATTCATGCAGCAGTTGGAGAAGCTGCAAAAATTAAATCAAAAAGAACAGATTTCAACCTTTCACAAGTTGTTCGGCATCGGCTCGGATACGGCGATTGCGCTGGTTAAGGGTGGTTCGAAGGCAGTCAAGGAAGCCGAAGAAAAGGTTGATAATTCGCTTTCGTTGACGGAATCCGTCAAGCAGCTTACCGAGACGCTTGCGGGTAAGCGCGAAGCCTTATCCGGCTCAAT